TCGAGGGCCGCTATCGTCCAGAGGCGGGCGAAATCTGGGATCGAGACCCCAAACCGTTGCCAGTTGACGCGCTGGAGGCGTGGCGGGTGGAGGTCAACTGGCGCTACTTGCCATGGCGCGAGCGCATGATGCTCCGCGCGTACTACGTCACCGCCCCCCGGTCGTCCGTGCCGGCGTGGGAGCGGCACAAGCGCGACACGTGCCGCAGGCTTGGGCTGCATCGCAACGAGTGGGCCTACATGGTGCAGCGCGGCGCGGTGATGCTGGACAGCATCTTGCAATCTGATTATTGCCGCGTTAGTATTCGCGTCAAGCAATTCCCCCCGCACGGGCAGGTGCGCGTCGCCAAGGCTGCCTAGTAGGCGGCCTTTCTTTTTTCGATGCCCCCAAAAACGCTCGAGTCCGGCTGGCGACGCTAGGCACGTGCGCGGACAGTCTCTTCTTCTCAGTTTGCAGGCCGGCAACCCGGCCTCTTTTTTTGTGCAGATCACCGTCAAGACGAACTTCGGCGCCGTTCAAGCGTTGCTTTCCAATTCGGAAAAGCAGGCGCGATTCGCTGCGGCCGTCGCATTGACGAAGACCTCAAAAATCGCTGAGGGAGATGTGAAGGAGAGCATGCGCAGGGTGTTCGATCGCCCCACCAGGTGGGCTATCAATGCCACGCGCGTCATTCCTGCAACGAAGCAGACATTGCGTTCACAGGTTTGGCTGAAGGATCGCCGTGGCCAGCCGCAGGGTAAGGATGCCAACTTCCTTTTCCCGCAAGTGTTTGGTGGTCCGCGAGGTCGCAAGGCCTACGAAACCAGGCTGCTCAGGGTTGGCTGGTTGCGCAGCAATGAATTCACCGTCCCGGCCAAGGACCTGGCGCTCGATGAATACGGCAATGTGCCGACCGGATTGATCCGATCGATCCTCTCGCAAGCGAAAGCCGCTGACGGTCTCGGCTACAGCAGCAACAAGACCCAGTCGCGGCGCAGTAAAGCAACAGTGCAGAAGGTCGGGACGTTCTTCGTCTCTCGGGGAAGATCAACAGGCAATGCGTTGCCACGTGGCATCTACCAGCGGATCAGGCTGGGGAGTGGCTGGGGCACGCGGCTGATCTTCGCCATCGTTGAAGGCAAGCCGCGGTATCGGCCACTGCTGCCGTTTGCAGATGTGGTTCGCAAGTCAGTCGATAAGAACTTCAGCAGCCAGTTCGACATTGCATACCGGGCAGCCATTGCCACAGCTAGATAAGCAGCTCTTTCGATCCCGGAAAAGAGATTGCAAGTGCTTGATTTTACGGGTCCTTCCAGCGTCCGCCAGACGTGGGTAATTCGATCCGCGATCTGTCCCCGCTCACGAAGTTTTCATAGGGGGGTAAGTTGGCAGCCTCTCTAGAGGACAAGTTCAGGCAAGTCGACGTTGCAGAGTTTCTCGGTGTGTCTGAAAAGACGGTCAGCGAGTGGGCGTCTGAAGGATTATTCGACGGCTGCGCGACGTTTGCGGATGCGCTGCGGGCGGTTTATCGCCGGCTGTCTGCTGCCGCTGCCGGCCGCGTTGGAGAGCTGTCTGAAGAGCGCGCCAGGCTGGCCCGGGCGCAGGCTGAGAACGTCGAGATGAAGAATGCAGTGATGCGCCGGGAGTACGCGCCGGTGGCACTGCTGGAGGAAGCGCTGGCCCGCGCTGCGCGGCAGATGGCCCGCACGCTTGAGGCGCTGCCTGTCAAGCTGCGGCGCAGTTCGGCAGTGATGAGCACAGACGATATCGGTCTGGTGGAGCGCGAGATCGCCGGCCTGCGCAACCTCGCAGCAGCCGCGGTGCTTGAAGATGATGGCGCGATCGACACCGAGGGGGAGGACAGCACCAACACGGTGACCGCATGAACCTAGCCGACCTATCGTGCCTCACCGAGGCGCGCGACGCGATCCGCATGGCGCTCAAGCGTGGCAGCCGGGCGATTGCCGTGCCGATGCCGCTCAGCCTGTCGCAGTGGGCCGAGCAGCACTTCTACCTGTCGGCGGAATCGAGCTACGTCGAGCAGCGGTGGACCTGCTACCCGTTTCAGCGGGCGATCATGGATTGCATCAGTAACGATGCGATCCAGGAGGTGTGGCTGCGCAAGAGCGCGCGGGTGGGCTACACCAAGATGATCCTGGCCGCGCAGGCCTACTTTGCAGAGCACAAGCGGCGCAACCAGGTCGTCTATCAGCCCACCGAAGACGACGCTGACGAGTACGTCAAGACCGAGCTAGAGCCGATGCTGCGCGATGTCGCAGTCATTGGCAGCGTGTTCAAGGGCGACCGCACGCGCGACAAGGAAAACACGCTCAAGGCCAAGAAGTTCTTGGGCTGCGTGCTGCACATCCGCGGCGCCAAGGCGGCCAAGAATTTCCGCCGCCTGACCGTCGATGTTGTGCACCTAGACGAGCTTGACGGCTTTGATCTTGACGTGGAAGGCGAAGGCTCGCCGGTCGCCCTGGCGCGCAAGCGGCTGGAAGGCGCCACGTTTCCCAAGTTGGTCGGCGGCAGCACTCCTAAGGTCAAGGGCCTGTCGCTGATCGAGTCGCGCGAAGAGCAGGCGGTCGCGCGCTTTGCGTTTCACATCCGCTGCCCGCACTGCAATGACGAGCAGCCGCTGCGCTGGGGTGGCAAAGACAAGGCCTACGGCTTCAAGTGGGTCAACAACGACCCAGAGACCGTGCAGCACCTGTGCGGGAGCTGCGGGGCGTTGTTTTCACAGTCGGACTACCTGCGCAATTGGCAGGGGCGCTTCAAGACCGCAGACGGTCTCTACATCGACGTCGATGGCAGCTTCCGTGCCGCCGATGGCAGCAAGGTCGCCACGCCGCTGAGCGTGGGCTTCCACATCTGGACTGCGTACTCGCCGCAGACCACTTGGTCGCAGATCGTGCGCGAGTTCCTGGCGGCCAAGGCTAAGGCCGCATCGGGCGACAAGAGCGAGCTAAAGACCTTCGTCAACACGACGCTAGGCGAGTCCTGGGAAGAGGACGTAGAGAAAACGGATCAGCACGCGCTAAAGAAGCGCGCCGAGCCCTACGCGCTGCGCACCTGCCCTCCAGGGGTCCTGGTGGTCACGGCCGGCGTGGACGTGCAGCTCGATCGCTGGGAGATCACCGCCTGGGGCTGGGGGCGCGGCGAGGAAGGCTGGGTCATCGATCACACCGTGCTGCACGGCAACCCTGCGGTCGACAGTGACTGGGACAGCAAGCTGCTGCCGTATCTCGAGCAGACGTTCGCGCACGTCGGCGGCAGTCGGCTTCGCATTCACGCATCGGCCGTCGATACAGGCGGCAACTACACGCACCAAGCGTACTCATTCGTGCGGCGGCACCAGCGCCTGCGCGTGCATGCAGTCAAAGGCGACAGCGCCGAAGGCAAGCCGGTCAAGGGCCGAAGCAGTCTGCAAGACATCAACCACCGCGGCCAGGTCATCAAGCGCGGCGTGCGCCTGTGGCTGGTGGGTGTCGACACCGCCAAGGATCTGCTGCACGGCCGCCTCGGTGTCGAGACTACTGGGCCGGGCTACGTGCACTTCTCGCACGAGTTGGATGACGAATTTTTCGCTCAGTTGACCGCTGAGCACCGCGTGCCGATCAAGACCGCGCGCGGCACGTCCTACCGCTGGGTCAAGCGACGCCAGCGTAATGAGGCGCTTGATTGCAGTGTCTATGCAGTGTTCGCCGCCCACGCGGCCGACCTGCACCGCTACACCGATCGCCACTGGGCGCAGCTTGAGCAGATGCTGCAGCCCACGCTGTTTGACGGATCTGACCCCGCCGCGCAGCCGGCACTTGAGGCAACGCCGCCCCCCCCGGCGGCGCCAGCTCCAACAAAACCACGCCGCGGCCCGCGCATTGTCGGCCGCTTTTCGAGGTAGCCCATGGCCAGTCTGATCTACAACAGCTTCTTCGAAGACCTTGCGCGCGGCGCCATCGATCTCGACACGGACACCTTCTGGGTCATGCTGACCACGTCTGGTTACAGCGAGAACAAAGACACCCACCTCAAGCGGTCCGACGTCACCAACGAAGTCGCCGCCGGTGGCGGCTACAGCACCGGCGGGCAGGTGGTCACGGTCACTGTCACCAAAGACACCGCGAATGACCGGCTCGACGTGACTCTCGGCGGCGCTAGCTGGAG